CTGGATTTTTTTGGCTCATTCCAATTGTTACATGATATATTAAATTCGGCTGGACTAGGTGTTGGCGAACCAATTGATGCCAAAGGGGCCCAATTTCGAGTTATACTATCCCACTTGACGCCTCTATCAATACTTTCGTCATAAACAATCTGTCCATTATAATGCCCAAATGAAGTGTTTCCATTTTTGGGCAACAAAGGCGCTGGGATCATACGTTTTAATTCCAAAACATTTTTCGGAATGTATTTTTTAGAGATATACTCCTTCAACATTAATTCAGACTTGGGAAATTCTTCATAAATGTCCAATAAGTTATTATACATCAAAATAACCCAACTATATTTCGCATCGCCATAATATTGCGAAGATATGCTTTCTAATGTCTGGCCAGATGATATGGTATGTACTAAATAATTATTTGGATCATCTTTATAAGAGTCTAAAATATACGCAAATCTAAAAATGTTTTTAGATTCTACTGGGCGTTGATCGAGTCTTATATCATATTTAATATTTGAAATTTTATTAAACATTTTTAATATCCCTCTGCAGCATCGCGGGTCGATACGACTTGTACTTCTTGGAATGTTAATGTGAGATTTATTAGTGCTGGAGCAGGGGCCTCGCCCTTATCACTCTGAAACATTGCAAACTGTCCATTACCACCATATGATACATCACATCCCGTACATACCGATGGTTTTATCTTATTAAGATATTCAGTAGGTTTTCCATCTATCATATATTCTATACTAAACCAATTCGGAGGGTTGAAAGTATTTCCATTTCCTCTAATTTCGGGTAACATCTGAATCCTAAAAAATTTAATTATTTTTCTCAACATATCTGATTCTTCCCAAGATTTGGGCAAAAATTCATATGCATAACTAAAAGTCCTAAACTCTACTCCCTCAAATAAAACATGTCGGTTTGCAGCACCAACACCAAGATTACCCCCCGAAGTCTGGGCAAGAGTCGCGCCAGTATCACCCAATTGTTGAGCACCTTGACCAAGGATCTGCGCGGAGAGATTAGTAAGTACATCCATGTTATTCTCATCTCCATCACTTGAGAGATTCCCTATCGTACCCGCCAAACTTCCGCCGTCTGTATTTCTATATCCTACCTGAGAATTTACTGTAAGATTTTCTGGGATATATAACTGGATAGTTCCTTCCGGTTCTCCGCCCTGTGATTGCGAACCTACAGTTTCCATCTTTGTATATCCCGCAACGTCATTCGAATAAGCAGTAAATATAATATAATCACGAACATTATCAGAACCCATATCGCCCGGATATGCACCGGCGAAAGGTCTTTCCATATCACTAGCCTGCACTGTATCTTCACCGCCAGTTCTTGCCACCTGTTGAGTTATCGCCCCGCTAGCGTCAAGAGCTGCTTGTTTTATTGATTCTCGAGCTCTTCCGGTTGCATCAGCAATTGCAAGAGCTTCTTGCAATTTTTCTTGGGTTTTACCCTCTAACAACTTTGCCTGTGCCGCGAGACTTTCCTCTGTGACAGGGATACCCGATTTCTCAAGAATAAGTTGAGGTGTAATCTCCGGTATCTCTGGTATCTCCGGTATAGAAATATCTGGTATATCTGGTATAGCAATATTATTAGCATCGAACGAATTGGTGACCTGAGATATATTAAAATTCCCAAATGGCAAATTAAACATCAGTAAAGACTCCTAAATAGTTAAATATATTTATAAGGTTTTTTTAGACACGATGCGGAGATTTACATATAAAGGAAAATATAATAATATTAACAAAAATAAATATGTGGGAAATGCTAAAAATGTGACCTATAGGTCTATGTGGGAGCGCAGATTTATGAAATATTGCGACATGAATACAAATGTGTTGCAATGGTCCAGCGAAGAATTAGTTATACCATATATTTCGCCCGTTGACAATAGAAAACATCGGTATTATCCAGATTTTTTGTTGACAGTGAAAGACAAAGACGGCAATAAAAAAACAATGGTCATAGAAGTAAAACCAAAAAGAGAAACAAAAGCACCAAAAAAGAAATCAAGAGTCACCCCTAGATATTTACAAGAAATGAAAACATGGAGCGTCAATGAAGCAAAATGGAAATATGCGACAGAATTTTGTAAAGACAAAAATTGGGAATTTAGAATATTAACAGAAGATTTTAAGGCACTATTAAATGGCAGTTAATTTTACACCACTACTCAAAAGACTTGCGGCGAAAGGGATCAAACCCAATACGCCGGCAGCAAGAAATTGGTTTCGTAATAAAGTGAGAGATACAAGAGTAAATCGACAGAAGTTGATGTCGGCGTCTGACAGGTCGGAGGCGATGCCTAAAATTGGTTCTATGTATTGTTATGCTTATGATCCTAAACATAAGAAAACTTTACCCTATTATGATGAGTTTCCATTGATATTTGTGGTAGAGCCGGCGCCCGGCGGGTTTATTGGAATCAATTTACATTATGTGTCACCTAGAAATAGAATAATTATAATGGACAGTCTGAGTTTAATCACAACAAACAAAAAGTATGACAAATCAACAAAACTGGCAATGACTTACAATATATTAAAAAACTTGTCTAAATATAATATGATCAAACCATGTCTGAAAAGATATCTGTACGGACAAGTAAAATCAAATTTTGTAAAAATAGATTCAAACGAATGGGACATTGCAATATTTTTACCTGTTCAAAAATTCAGAAAAGCCGCTGCAAGCACAGTCTGGTCAGAAAGCGCAAGGAACAGTTAAATGGCAAATATGGATAAATTTATTGCAAATATAAAGTCGGGGGGATTGAGTAGGGCCAATAGATATGAACTATTGATAACCGCGCCGAGTATTTCAGCCTTAGGAAATTTTGCAAATAACGGCGGCGCCGAGCAACTAAGATATAGGTGTTCATCAGTAAGTTTACCTAGCAAATCTATCGCAACGTCAGAAACAAAAATATATGGACCAGTAAGATTAGCACCCTATCAAATCACATACGATCAACTTTCTTTCAGTGTGTATCTTAGCGATGACTTTAGAGAAAGACAATATTTTGAAGATTGGATGCATTATGTAATTGATTACGATACACATAGAATTAGATATTACAAAGAATATTCTGCTAGTGATATGCAATTATTAGTAATGGATGAAACAAACAAAGTTACAAATACATATGTATTCGAAGAGTCATATCCTCTATCTGTTGGCGAAGTCAGCATGTCGTACTCAAATGAAGAGCCTGCAACATGTGACATATCAATGACATATAGAAAATACATATCGAAATCATCATACACAGAATCAGGCGGAGGAAGAGAAAAAAGAAAATCCCAAGAAACTCTCAGAAATGCAGTGGAAGCGCCGGAGAGATCTGCTGCGGATATAAAAAGAGCTCTTTCTGCATCAGGATTTTAAATATACTACTAAATATACGAATTGAAATGAAATGGAAAAATAATGTTACCTAGAATTGACACACCAACTTATGAATTAGAAATACCATCTACAAAACAAAAAGTGAGATTTCGACCTTTCTTGATAAAAGAAGAAAAAATTCTTCTGATGGCCCAGCAAGGAGACGACACAGACGAAAAAATCGAATCTATCAAACAAGTGATAAGAAATTGTATAATTCAAGATATCGATGTTGAAAAATTAGCAACATTCGATATAGAGTATATTTTTGTAAATCTTAGATCAAAATCTATAAGCAATATTGTCGAGCTAAATTATAATCATGTGTGTACTTTCGATGGAGAATCAAAAGAAGAAAAAATACCCTTTCATCTCAATTTGGACGATGTGATTGTAGAATTCGAGTCTCAAGAAAATTATAATAAAATCGAATTGACAAATAATATTGGTATCATAATGAAATATCCAAATTTTAGCACTATGCGAATGTTATCACAAACAGACACATATGAAGATATAGTGAATGTCATTGCTACATGTATTGACATGATATATCAAGACGAAGATATTTTTAACACTACCGATCACCCTATAGATGAAGTGAAAGATTTTATAGAAAATTTGACACAAGAACAGTTTGGAAAGATAAATGATTTTTTTGAAAATATGCCTGAAGCTGCCGCGATTTGTAAAATTAGATGCAATAAATGTGGATTTGAGAAAGATATGAGGGTGGCGGGGATCACCGATTTTTTTCTCTAACTTTAAATAATGAATCCTTAGTATCTCTATATAGAAATAATTTTGCATTAATGCATCATCATAAATATAGTTTGACTGAATTGGAAAATATGATACCGTGGGAAAGAGAAATATACCTTACATTATTGATGGATTATATAAAAGAAGAAAACGCTAAACAAAATCAACAATAAAGGAATATTCGTGTGGAAAAACAACTAGAAAAAGACTCCAAATATGCCTACCTAGATCGAGACCATGATGGCATAGTTAGTGATGAGGAAATGGCAATGGAAAAACAAATGATAGAATTAGCCGACATGAAATCGAACGTGGAAAATGAAGATAAGAAACAAGACGCCCAAAGACACATGGCATGGTTCGCTCTCTTTGGTATGTTATTATACCCTTTTGCAGTAGTTATTGCAGAATTAATAGGACTTGTCAAGGCAAGCTCAATTCTGGGAGATATGGCCCCAACATATTTTGTGTCGGTTGCTGCAATAGTCGCAGCATTCTATGCTAAAGAAGTAATGGGTAAAAAGTAAATGGCAAGTCTAGCAGGAGTAACGGATCAACTACAACGTCAAAACCAACAGGAATTGGCGAGTGTAATAAGAATTGCCAATGAACAGTTGGTTTCTTCTGGCGCTAGACAAGGTCTAGATGAAATTGCTAAAATATTTGAGCAGCAACAAGGCACTTCTTT